CATAGCGACTCCATCAAGTCTTATCTACAATGGAGGGAAAATCGCCATATCAACTGACTACTGTGGTGAAGAAGACGAGGGGTATATGTATGATGCGTTGGAATCCATGGGGTACGACGTTTATAGTCACAACAGGATTGTGTACGTCATCATGTGAGCCCCTACAAGGCTCATACAGCGACTCTAGGATAAAGAGCGACCAGATACTTGGTTCGCTCTTTTTTAGTGCCTATTCTGTTGCGTGTATGCATACGGTTGCATATAGTACAAGCATGAATATCGTTAAATATCAGAAACTCTTAGATGAGAAGGTAAGCCTCAAAGCACTATTACCTTGCGGAACAGAGGGTGAGTTCAAGGGTATTGCTTACAGTTTTGGCAAGGGCTACGGACTTGAGTTTATGGGGGCTGATGGTAACGTGATGTTCATCAGGGCTAGGAACACAAATGATGTTGTGTGGGCTGATGCAAACGTCACGAAATTCATCGAGGGATAGCAATGGCAATTTGGGAACGGATGAAGGGGTTCTTCAAGCAAAGTGCCCCAGCGGGAGAACTTCCGCTATCCCGTAATCAGAGTCGGGTCGTAGCAAGATACGGCAATGGCAAACTGACGAGTCTAATTACGACACGTCTCCCAAGTTCTAATCGTGACTGGGCTAAAGAATCTGGTGACCTCGGTCTAAACGGAATCGTTGCTATTGGTATTGACTGGTACGTTCGAAACTGGGGATTGTCAAAGCCTGTTATCCGACGTAACACTCCTAACACCAGTGCTGACAAGTATGAGATTATCGATGAGCATCCGTGCTTAAACGTCATTAAGAATCCATATCCAGATATTCCAGCAAGCCGTTGGTGGGGATGGATTATTCAGGACTACAAGGTTCTTGGTAACGCTTACGCTCGCATTATGCCTATTAGGGGTGCTAAAGATGGTGAGCAACAGTACTACCTCCAGTACCTCCCCGGAGACATGGTTTCACCTGAAGGTAACCAGACAACTACTACTGAGAACTTTGTCTACACGGTTGATGGGCGACGCTTCATTATCCCGTCCGAGGAGATAATCCACTGGGCGTACCTCCGTGACCCGAAAGACATACGGCTTGGACGTGCCCAGTTGAGTGCCGTCCTAAAAGAGATTGCTACAGATAACCAATCTTCAACAACAGCGTATGCACTTGTCCGCAACAATGCGATGCCTTCCTTGATGGTCGGGCCTTCTCCCGGAGACATGGTTGAGATGTCAGTTGATGACGCTCGTTCCATGAAGGAGAAGTTGTCTGAGGACTTCACGTCTGACTACGCTGGTGGCATTGCTGTGATGACCGCTCCGTACAACGTGAGTCGTTTGTCGATGAGCCCGTCTGAGATGAATCTAGATGGCTTACGTCGAAAGCCTGAAGAGCGAATCAGTGCCGCACTAGGATTGAACTGTATGGTTCTTAGCCTAGGTGCTGGACTTGAGCGTAACACCTATTCGAACTACGCTGAGGCTCGTAAGGCGGCGTGGGAAGATGGGATGGTTCCTCTTCAACAGCAACTTGCTGATGTGTTGACTCTGAAGGTACTTTCGCTGTTCCCTGATATTCAAGATGGTGACGTTATTGCATTTGATAACTCGAATGTAAACGCACTCGACGAAGACAACACGACTAAGGTGGCTCGCTCAACGGCGTTGTATGAAAGCGGCATTATTGACCGTGCTGAGGCGAGGAAGATTGTTGGTGAACTCGTTCAACCTCAAGATGCTGAAGTCTTCCATGCGAAGGGCGTTGGCATGGTTGGTGGAGTCATGTCGCCAGAGATGCCAGTCAAGTCAACTGAGGTCAAGAGTGATAACTTGGATATCGACGAGGAACTCAAACTTGTTCAGTATGAGATTCGCTCGGCTGACACATTCATCCCAACCTCAAGCATGGCTACTGCCGCAAGACGTGCTATCGCTTGGCGTGATGCTGGTAACCCGGGTGCGACACGAGTCGGTTGGGCAAGGGCTAATCAACTAGTCAATCGTGAAAAACTCTCCACTGATACCGTTATGCGTATGTACTCATTCTTCTCGAGGCATGAAGTAGATAAAAAAGCACCGGGGTTCAATGAGGGTGAAGACGGATTCCCATCAAAGGGGCGTGTAGCGTGGGATGCATGGGGTGGCGATGACGGCTTTGCGTGGGCAAGGCGAATGCGTAACCGCATCTTGGCTAAGAAGTCTGAGGATATGTCATCTGTAGAAGATGGTCTATCGATGAAGTCTTTCCATTCCGCTCTGTATTCGAGTGCAAAGCAACTTCAACGTGATGTCTTCCGTCAGGAACAAGCAGTTGTAGAGTCGGCTCAGAAGGCTTGGAGCAAGGCTTTCGCTTCTAGTCAAAAGATGTCACTTGAATTGGCTGATGGAATGACAAAGAGTCAGGCAACCGCATTGTGCAAGAAGCATATAGCGGCACTCGATTCGTTCACTGAGAAACTAACTGAATTGACTGAGTCAGGTCAGTTTAGTGTGGCTGAGACATCTTCCGAAGAAGTCAAGGATATGGCTTTACTCCAGAATCCCGATACGGAATGGGTTGATGTTGATAGTTACGACATCAGTGATTTGTCTGGTGTGTCTTCAAGTGGTGATTCAGTAGCATCCATATTGAATGATGTGTCTGTATTGCTAAAGCGGAATATCGACGATGCGTTAGAAACATCAGACCAGTCGTACATGATGGCTGTGTTGAACGGTATCCGTATGAATGCGTTCAATCAGTATGAGAACATTGTTCGGAATGAGATGCTTCATGCATCCCGTGCTGGAGCAATGGTGGCTTACGCTAAGAACAAGAGCAATGTACTTGGCTACAAGCGTGTGTGTTCGGCTGATGTAAAGACTAGTGCTGTCTGTTGGGGGTTGCATGGTGCTGTATCCCCATTGACTCAACATCCTCACGTCCATCCCCGTTGCCGTTGTGTAACCGTCCCAGTCGTTGATGGAAGTCTTGATACGGACATCCCAACATCTGAGCAACTGTTTATGGCACTGAGTCCAGACGAGCGTAAGAGTACACTTGGTAAGTCTCGTTACGAGTTCTGGGAAAACGGAACACCTCTGTCGTCATTTGCAACGACGTACATGGATGACAAGTGGGGTAATGTCGTTCGCCTGACACCCGTTAGCGAACTTGTAGTGTCAAGTTGACAACGAAGAAAAACAACGTAATGTAAGTGAGACGGCTTGTGCCGTCCAAGTCCTTACGATGCATAGGATGAAGCATTGGATAACAACGGAACTAAGACAATGAAAGACTTACTGGTTACATTCGGTGACGAAGTCAAGGTCACGTCGAGTGGGAAGGTCAGTGGTTACCTAATTCGGTTCGGTGGAACGGACTTGGATGGTGACTTCTTTACCCAGTCGTGTGATTTTGGAAGACCGACAAATGTTGGCGACTCCTTCAAGATGAATCTCTACTATGCTCATGGCATGGATGAAGTTGTTGGCAAGGAGACTGTTGGTACTGGAAGAGTCGTCGTAAAAGACGCTGGACTCTGGTACGAGGGTCAGATTGAGATTAGCAACGAGTATCGCAAGATGATTGCAAAACTCGGACAAGAGGGTCGTCTTGGATTCTCTAGTGGGGCGGCAAGCCACCTTGTTGAGCGAAAATCGGTTGGAGCCGCAAGCCAAATCATTCGATGGAACCTTGCTGAAGCAAGTCTTACTCCTAAGCCAGCCGAGCCTCGCAATATGGCAAGCCTTAAGTCGCTGAAGAGTTTGATGCTTGAGGAAGTTAAAGCGACCCCCGGTGACCTAAGCGTTGGAGACTTTGTCCGGTGGTCTTCATCTGGCGGCAATGCTGTAGGACGCATTGAGCGTGTTGCTACAAACGGTCGAGTTACTCCTGAACCAAGGGGTAATGAGATGATTGGTGTAGAGAGTGACCCAGCATACTTAGTGCGAGTCATGTCAGATGATTCAGGTGAGATGGAAATGACTGGAATTACAGTTGTTCATCGAGCAAGGTCATTGACGAAGATTGAGAATCCAATGAAGTGCGGGATGGGTTATCCACAGCAGTCAAGTCCTCAAGTAGTACTTGTACGACCAAAACCGTACACTTATATGTTCCCGGTACGTGCAGAGGCACGAGGAATGAATACAATAACTAATAACGCTCCTATGTCGGAGGAAGAAATGATGCGTCGTCGTTACATGGTTCCACGGGAAGATTCTATGCAAGGCTATATGCCAGTCATGCCTAATACGACCGCATATCCTGCCGTTCAAGGCTATATGCCAATTATGTCCCCGTCCACCCAGTACCCAGCAATGCAATCCATGGATGAGTCTTATGCTCCCCAAGGTTATATGCAAACTGTGCCAATGGTTGGTTACGGGCGTTCAAATGCTCCTATGTCCGAAGATGAGATGATGCGTCGTCGTATGCGTTATCAGATGCCTGAGATGCAAGGCTATATGCCTGATTATTCACAGGCGATGCAATCCCCATTCACCGCTTGCAAGATGTGTGGGAGTGGAATGCACAAGGGTATGTCGTTCTGTCCTTCCTGTGGGTCGGCCCAGAAGAACGGTGATTACCAGATGCCTACGGCTCCAATGCCTATGGCTCGTTTGCGTAATGAGTCAGAAGATGTAGTTAGCGAGATGATGCGTGAGAAGCCAGAGATGGAAGTTAATCCACAGGCACTCTCAACAATCCTCAGCCATCTGATGCAAGCGTACTATGAGATGATTCAGGCTATGTCTGAAGGCGAAGACGAGGGTTCTTACGACGCATATCATGGTAAGTTGATGAAAGAGTGGGATATGTTCCATGCCGCTGGCAAGTCGTTCTTGTCAGAGCGTGTTCGCCCACTAAACGAAGTTCAGTCGATTCCAGTGACTTTCAACAAGTCAAAGCCATTGACTGTAAGTGAATTTGAGAAACGTGTGCGTGATGCATTCGGATTATCAAGACGAGAAGCAAAAACTGTTGCTTCTCATGGTTGGAAAGCCCTGTGCGATGCAGGGGTTGCCGCAATGACCGATGAGGTCGAAAGCGAATCGAAAGCAATCATCTGGGAAGATGCTCCGCAAGTAGAAGAGCCAGTAGTACAGGATGCCCCGGAAGTAATCGCCGAGGAGCCTGTAAAAAAGCCCCGTAAGAAGCAGGTCGCTACGCCTGTTGCTGAACCAGTTGTCGATGAAGTTTCTCCGGTTGGAGACGCTAAGTCGGTTTCTGAAATTACTACGGATGCTGATGACGATGATTCCGCTGATGATGCACCTGCTGTCATCAACGATGAAGTATCTGAAGAAGCAAAGGCTATCTCCGAAGCAAAACGTGACACGCTTATGCGTCAACTGATGCTTCAGCAACTCGCATCACAGGAAGGTTAGTAAAGATGGATATCAATGCACGAATCCGCAATTATGAAGCACAAATTGCGGAAAACAAGAAGGTAGCCGAGGGAATCCTTGGTGACACGAATCTCTCGATGGATGACGCTCAGGAACTGATTGCGACGAACGACACGCTCCTCGCTCGCATCAAGTCCCTCAAGGCTCTTGCTGGTCAGGCTAGTGACAATGCACTGCCTTATCCAGAGGTCAAGGAAGTCGAAGAGGCTCCTGCTGTCAAGAACTATGACCGTGCTGACGCAATGAAGGCGGCATCTTTGTCCGCTGTTCAGAAGACCGGCCCTTTCCAAGGCGAGACCAAGTCTGAGCGAGCATTGAAGGCATACCGCTTTGGTATGTGGTTCCTTGCAGGCCCTGCTGGTCAGTCCAAGGCACAACGCTGGTGCAAAGAGCGTGGCATCGAAATCAAGGGTCACGTCGAGAACGAGAACGAGGCTGGTGGATTCCTCGTACCTGAAGAGTTCCTCTCCGACCTCATCGACCTTCGTGAGCAATATGGTGTATTCCGCCGTAACTCCCGTGTTACCCCGATGTCGTCCGACACACAGACTCGCCCACGCCGTAAGGGTGGCTTGACTGCGTACTACGTTGGTGAAGCAACCAACGTAACTGAGTCCGAACTCCAGTGGGACAGAGTTCGCCTGATTGCTAAGAAGTTGGCGGCACTTGCTAAGTTGTCTGTCGAACTTAACGAAGACAGTGCAATCGACCTCGCTTCCACGGTTGCTGATGAAATCGCATACGCATTCGCTCTCGCTGAGGACGGTGCTGGTTTCAACGGTGATGGTACTTCCACATTCGGTGGTATCGTCGGTATCCGTGAGAAACTCAAGGGTCTAGACGCAACCCCAGCAAACGTCGCTGGTCTTGTCGTTGGTACTGGTACAGGCTACGCCACAAACTTCAACTCGTTGACGCTTGGTGACTTCCGCCGTATCGTTGGTCGCCTCCCACAGTTTGCTGACACGCCGAATGCTAAGTGGTATGTCCACCGTTCCTTCTACCATGAAGTAATGGTGCGCTTGGCTGAAGCAACCGCTGGTACTTCCAGCGTTGAAATCATCAACGGAATTGCTCGTACATACTTCCTTGGATACCCAGTGGAGTTTGCACAGGTTCTTCCAAAGGATAGTGCCGTCAGCCAAGTTACAGCACTCCTCGGCGACCTCCGCATGGGTTCCATGCTTGGTGACCGACGTGATGTAACCCTTGCACTATCCGAACACGCCGCCTTCACGACGGACGAACTTACGCTCCGTGGAACACAGCGTTTCGATATCAACGTCCATGACGTTGGAAATGCTTCCGCTACAGCGGCAAACCGTACGCCGGGCCCAATCGTCGGACTTATCACTGCATCTTCGTAGTGATTTGACATAGTGGGGGGTGAGTAATCACCTCCCACTGGAGAACTTCAATGATTAGTACAACTGACCAGAGAATTGTTCGAATCCTTTCCCCTCAATCGGGAACGGCTTTGTCATCCTCTGAACTCGACACTGTCCAGAGCGGAATTAAGGCTGATTATGCCGCCATCTACTACATCCTAGGTGCAGTCGGTGCTGGTGGAATCACCGCTGGAAACTTCAAACTCCAGCATTCTGACGTATCCGGTTCCGGGTTCGTAGACATTCCTGTTTCTGGTAATGGCACTGGTGGTACGTTTGGTGTTGTTACATCATCGACTGATGACAACAAGATTTACGCAATCAACGTAGATACTCGCAAGACACGACGTTACCTCCGTGTAACCTGTACTGCGGCCGCCGCTACACTTGCTTGTGGATTCGCCATCCTCGAGATGAAGGAAGCACCATTCACAGCGGTTACCCGTGGTGTAACTGGCGCAGAACTCCTCATCTAGTGCCTCATTGAATAGCCCTCTCCTAGTGAGGGGGCTATTCTGGTAACACCAATGATTAATTTCCTCGACCAGCGTATTGTTGGCATTACTCCACCTGCCGCAATCGTCAACAATGCTTCTTTCACAACGGCTGAAGTTGATTCGGTTCAAAATGGCATCAAGTATGACTGGGCATCCGTTTACGTGTATCTTGGTGCAACAGACGTAGCCATAACCTCATGTAAGATTCAGGAGTCAAATACATCTGGGTCTGGTTTTGTAGATGTAGTTGGAAAGCGGGGAGTTGCCTCTCTGTCTCCTACGGCTACTGATGACAATAGGTTCTTTGTCTTCCATATTGATATGCGACGCAGGCAACGCTACCTTGACCTAGTCCTAACTGTAGGTAATGGTGCTACTGGTGGATTTGTTACGGCATTTGCTATCTTGTCACGTTCTAAAGAAGTCCCGTCAACTGCTCTACTTCGTGGGGCAAATGGTGGGGAGATGTTGGTAACCTAATGAAAACTCGTGAGGAAGTCGCTCTTGAAGTCGCACGTATGTGTGCATCTGACAGACAACCACTATTGTCTACGGACGACATCCTTGCGGTTGTTGACGAATCTCAGCGGGGTGTACTTTGGGAAGCCAATACGGTTTACACCATTGGTGACTTAGTATTCCCCGCTACATTCAATGGTCGCCTCTATAAAGTGACCGTTGCTGGAACAACCAGCAGTACAGAACCAGACTGGAACACTTCTGGTAGAAACAGCCTCACCACTGACAACGGGGTTGAATTCCTCGATGTAGGCCCTACATACAAAGAACTGTATGACATCAAACGAGCCGCTTGGCGTGGTTGGTTGATGAAGGCTGAACGGTGTGTTGAACTCACGGATGCATCAGACGGTAGCGTGAATGTGCGTATGAGTCAGTTGTATGACCAGTGCATGAAAGCGGCAAGCCGATATAGACCGATGGAGATAGTCTGATGCCATGTATCCTGAAGACCACCTAACACCTATCCGTGCTGAGATGGCACGTCGAGCATTGCCTACCACCGCTGATATCCTCCGTAACTCACCTCTCTCTGACGGTGTTGGCGGGATTCTGACCGAGTGGCGAATCTCATCCTATTGTAAGTGCCGCATTGTCCAGTCATCTGGGAATGAGTCTGTCCAAGGCGGTGTCATGCAAGCCCGTTCCAATTGGACAATCCGTGTACCACTTGATACCGACGTACTTCCACGAGACCGAATCCGTGTAACAAGTGGACTGATTGAAGGGCGTGTCTTCTCTGTCGAATCCGTTGACAATGGTCGTGATAATGCGTTGCTCCTGAGCCTGAGTTGCGACATCATGAGTGATGAGGACGGTGACTTATTATGAAAGACGTAGCATACGGAAGGCTGGTAATCATCGCTGTTGGTGCATTCATGGCTAGTGCCGCTCCAGAGTTTGATGCTTGTTGGAAAGCCCAACACATCCCTGACACTGCTACGTTTGGCTCAATAATGAAGGCGTTTACTCTGGCATCTATAGAGGGCATTCGTGCTGGTATTCCAGCGACAGTCACGGCTATGATTGCATTCTTCATGAGGCAAGATTCTGATACACCAGCGTTCTCAGTTGGCTCCATCAAGAAGAAGACTGAGAATGAGATTAATACCGCTCAGGTACAGAAGGACTCTGAGAGGTACGTGACAGTTAGTACAGCAACGAGGGACGTATGAAAATCGAAGAACTCGGAATCAACGTAGGGCAAGCGATTGCTGGGTTCGTTGGTTCTCTGATTATGGCGAGCAAGGACTCAAGTAAGAACCTTGGAGCGTCTTTTGGGTCTGTGATGGCTGGTACTGCATCGGCTACATACCTGACCCCTATCGTTGCCGATATGCTTCACGTCAAAGACGCAAAGTATATGCTTGGATTCGCATTCCTGTTGGGGGTGCTTGGACTAAAGGGTGTTGAACTCATTCTTGAGAAAACGGGCATCGCAAAACTCAATACTAAAACTGAGTCAAAGAAGGAATCGTGATGAGTACTTTGACATACATCAACCTAGTCGCATCTAGCATGATTACTATCTCAATTACGGGATTCATGTTTCTTATTCAACAGGAATCGTCACCTGTCCAGAAGATGAGTTTCTTTATACGTTCATGGATTCGACTAAGCCTGACGGCGATGGCGGCAGGAGGGTTGTTCAATGTGATAACTCTTTCAACTCCACACTGGTCTGAGATACTTCTCAATTGTGGTATAGGCTTACTTTTTTCATGGGCGTTTTATTGCTGGTACA